AGAACAGATACCGACAAACCTGCCAAAAAACCAATCAAATATTTCATCTGAAGCTGTAGCTACCTTTAATCTACCATTTTACGGAGAAATGCCAATACCAGCCCCAGAGGTTATTGCATCTTCTGTTATTGCTGCTGGAACTGCATCAGTAGCAAGCGTGGTAGGTGGTATTGCTATGCAATCAGTATTAGCTTTTATCAAAAAAACATTTAAGAAAATTTTTACTAAAATTCTTAAAAAAGAAGTAGCAGAAGTAAAAGATAAGATAGATAATAATAAAGGTAGCTAGAGTTCGCAAGCCTGTATGGGTTAACTATCTTGTGGTGTCTAAACTAGCTACCTAAATTTTTCAGAGTTAGCTTTTACATAACTTCGTATATTAATTACATCAGAGCAAATATATGAGAACTTAGAGTCAGGATTAATCATGTAGCCAGATGCGTGAAGTTGACTACATTTCAAAACACGAACTAGCTGTTTATCATGCACTTGCTTGTTTAGTTCTTCTTTGGCTTGGTCTAGCTTTACTTTGGATAATTCGATACAAGTTTTATTATCTCCCAATGGAATCATAAAGCTAAGTTGTATTCCCCAACCTTGATTGATGCTATATGTAGGATTTTCTGCATCAGGATTTTCTGCCTCATTTCCTGTATAAAAAGGTGTAACTGCCATTGTAGGCTGACTACATAGGACATTACCAAACTGCTGCTTGCCTGTCATGCCGTTATTAATATTCATATTTTGATTAATTATTGATGAATTTCCTACCGCATTCGGTTGTGCGATTACGTCAGTATCTCCTTCCGCTTTAGCAATATTACTGGCTAAACACAGACAAGCTAGTAATAACGCTTGTAGTCGTGATGTCATCATTTTGAGTGATCTGTTCTGTCAAAGCACCAGCAGCTCTAGTTGTAGTACTTAATGTCCACTCAGCAGTATTATCTGTTGGAGTGAATATTGCATCTGTAGCTTCAATACCACCAGAAGTGTCTGAAGTGACAGTGATGTTAGTAGCTTCCCATGTATTTAGGGCTGATCCGTATTTCTCAGTAACTATACTGCGAGTTATTGTTTGAGTAGTATTTTCAGTTCTGTTGCTTGAACCAGTTGTCCAACTAGGTGTTTCGGCTTTTACTGCTATAGGCAAGGCCAAAAGTGTTAATAAAATTAATTTTTTCATTTAGCAGTTGATTTAGTATTCTTATTATCTACTATAGTATCTTTTTTCTTTTTTATCGAAAACCCAAGTGATGCTGTACTTGCTGAAAAAATACTTGCAATGAATGTCGGATCAAAATCTACGATCTTTTTCCCAGATGGCGGTTCATAGTATGAAAGAGATAAAAGTGTTGCCGACCAAAGAAGTACGCAAACTTTTACTATGGTTTCAACTTTGCTTGGTTCTTGATCTTCCATAATAAAAAAGGCTTTATGGCAAATATAGCAAAAGTTGGTATGTTAGGAAAGAAAGATAATTATTATGCTTGGCATCCTAAAACCGATAGTTTTACTTTTTGTGAAAAGTTCAGCTTTCAAGCGCTTTGTAATAGACATTTTAGAAGTCTTAGCAAAGCAAACCAACAACGATTTAGACGACAAAGCGGTTGCTTTTTTAAAATCTAAATTATTAGTATGAGAAATTTTTTTACTGTGTTTATTGAACCTTTACCAATTGAAGTTCAGTTATCGACAGAATTAAAAATTCGAGACATAGAAAACTGCCAAGACATAGACAAATTAAAAGACTATGCCGCAGCAGTTACTAAACAAAATGCTAACCACGATTACATTCTTGGTGCAGCATTAGGAAGAATTGTTGAATTAGAAGAAAAAATTCAATTTAGACCTAGCAAAATAAGAAAATTTTTAAAGAAATTTTCTTAAAATTCATCAGCCTCTGAATCATTTTCTTGTGGCGGTTGATAATCAGAAATAACCATTTTCATGTATTGATTACCGTGTTTTGATGTAGCAGGCATCATATTTGCTCTAATTTTTACAGCATTATTACCTTTATAATCTTTAATAAGATTACCTTCATCCATTGCGAAGTCGTAAAGTTTTAATATTTCATCGACAGTTATTTCAGAAACTGCCCAATATTTGTGATTTGCTCCGTCATTCTGACAGTTAAACCACAGCGAAAATTTGTTAGTTTGTGTTTGTGCCATTGATTTCTGGGTGTGAATTAAGTAATTTGATGATTGCTGAATTTTTATTCAGATTATTTTTTTTACAGTATTTCCAAAATTTACTGTAAAGTTTTGGTTGAAGCTTTGCAGTTATGACATAAGCGTTATAGACAGACTTCATACCATAAACTTTCTTATATAAGCTTCATGTTCTTTAAATTCAATATCAGTTGCAAGAACTTTATCTTTTGACGGGAAATAAGTTTTTTTAAAATTTTTCATAATCTCTGCTTTGTCAGGTCTTGAATTAAGTTCAGCCCTTAACAAATCAAACTCATCTTGTGTAAGTTTAGTTTTTCCTTCTGGTGCGAGAGTTGATGTAACTTTTGAACCTGAGTTCAGATGGGAATTGGTTTTAGACTTTTTTGCTTTACCTGTATTATCGGTATCGGCTGCCTTTTGACTCCAAGCATCAGCTTCGTCATCAGCCTGACCTAAACCATATGCAGCTAATAATAAATATCTTCTTGTGTAAGTAAAAGCACTACCAATAGAAAAATATTTGTTTTTATTTCGATTTTCGCACCATTCAGTAATAATAGGTAATCTTGAGTCTATAAACTCGCCAGATTCGTGCATCAATCGACAGACCATCCAAATAACTGGTTGATCTTTTGTATCTGTTGAACATTCAGTTATAAATGTATGGGATAAGCCATGTTCAGTTGCAGGCGAAACAGCCTGTTCTGCTTCAGCTAATGAAACATACGAGCCAAAATTACCTGCGGCATCTCGTACTGCGTTTGCGTAGACTTTTTGAAATTGACAAAGAGCTTTAGCAAGTTTTGGTGTAGCTTTTTTGGTCGGTTCGGCTTCGACCAATTTCCAAGTTTGCTCATCATTTTGTTCGGACATAAATAAAAAATATCGGCAATTTTAATATATCAATAAAACTTGTCTGTATCAACCCTTGTTGATATATCAATATATTGTTGGCTCATAGCCATTAGGAAATCTTTTTTGAAAATCCCAAGCGGTAGCAATCATGTAACTTATATCATAATGGTCAAATTTTAAGTCTAGTACTTCTCTAGCTTTTTCAACATCAGCAACAGAAACTGCACAATCTCCAAATCTTCTTGGTGCAAATTCATAAGGTATTTTTATACCTGTTACCTCTTCAAATATACGCACTATTTCAAGAACACTTTGACCGTAACCTGTTCCTAAATTGTAAATTTCACATTCTGGTTCTAACATTTCAAGTGCAGCAACATGGCCATAAGCAAGATCTTCAATGTGTAAATAGTCTCTTATGCCAGTACCGTCATAAGTTTCATAATCATTGCCAAATATTTTTAATTTTTCAAGTTTACCAAGTGCTACTTGTGTTATATAAGGCAATAAGTTGTTTGGTTTTTTTGTTTGAGTATCACCCAAAACAATTACTGCACCGATAGGATTAAAGTATCTAAGTAAGTTGATTTGCATACTTTTATCAGTTCTGTACCAATCTTGCAATATATTTTCTACTATTAACTTTGTTTTTCCATAAGTACTTATTGGCTGCGTTCTATGTAATTCAGATATAGGGTGCTGTATTGGATTTCCATATACAGCACACGAGCTAGAAAAGATAAGTTTTTTACAACCGACCTTTTTCATTGCATTAAAAAGAATTATTGAGCAAGCAACATTATTAAAGTAATACCATAATGGAATTTCTTCTGATTCAGGTACACACTTCCAACCTGCTAAATGTATAACCGCATCTATATTGTATTTATCTAAAACCTCTACAACTTTTGGTAAATTAATTAAGTTTTCATCAATTACAGGCACTTTACCAATCATTCTTTCCAGTTGTTTGACCCCATAAATATTGCTATTAGAAAAGTTGTCATAAATTATTGGTTTATGAGCTTTTTTGAAAAGTTCTGCACAGACATTTAGACCAATGTAACCTGCACCGCCAGTAACTAATACATTCATAGCTTGCTCACCCTTATCCAAGCTCCTTGTGTGTTTGGTGGTTTCATAGGTACAAAAAATTTTTTGGCTACAAGTTGCATAACTAAACTGTCATCTTCAAGTAAAACCCCACCGCTTGGTACTGATAATCCATCTAAAGTTGACCTGCAAAGCTTGTCTATATC